ACCGGCGACACCATGCCACGCGGCTGACGCCGCGCACCGGGCGGGTGATGTCCGATGATGGTAACGAACCTATGTACGAGCACATCCTCGATCACCTTGTCGGCAGACAAGTGGGTGCTGATCACGACCATTCCGAACAAGCCAGGGACGAAATATTGTGTCAGCGCCTATGTGAACGTCACCGGCGGCACTATCTCGATGAGAGCGTATGGCGACATCAGTGCAAGCCAACGTGTCAGCTACGCGTTGACCGCCAGCGTTCCCGGTCCGATGTCAATGTATTATTCCGTCAAGTCAGGCAATCCGACCGTCACCGTGACCAACATACTCCTCTGCACGTGGAACGAATATCAGGCGAACAAGACCCTGCTCGACGGCATCGGATATTTCACCGGGGACACGATGCCGCTCGCCTGACCCTCTTGGGGGTGATGGCATGAGCCTCATCACCAACCTATATACCGATCCAAAAGCCTTGCGGCAACTCGGCAATTGGGAGTGTGCCTGCAAGCAAAACAGCGACGGCAAATACGTCTACACCGGCAACGCCAACGTCTGGTCTGCGGTATTGCACGGAATCAAACGAGGCTGTGTGATTGCGGTTGATTTCAACACGGACAGACGCGACGCCTTCGGCCTGGAAGGCTGCCAGGTGATATATAAAAGTTCCACGACATTGGCTGGCGTCTACAAGGGCGTTGGCAATTGCTCGCTGCACTGCAGCGGCGGCAAGGGCGTTTCAGCGACGGTCAACCGGATCGGCTTGTACTCGCAGGACGATTGGAAACGCTTGCAGCAGTACGGCCTTGACTGGTTCGACGGCGACCTCATGCCACGGCAAAACTGATTTTTTAAGGAGATGTAATGTGCTGCAAAATTTTCTAGCCGGTTTTGGGGGTGTGGGCGGCGCGTGCGCGCTCATCACCCTGCTGCTCAGGGTCTGGCCGGGCGCTTTGGACGCGCTGGCCACCGGCCTGTACGCGCACGTGCGACCCGAACGCCTGCCCTATGATAGTCCGCTTTCGCAGCATTTCGCCAAGACCCGGACCTTGGGAGAGCGGACATCGAAAATCGACGACCGCATGGACGAACTCTGCCGCGACACGATCAAAAACACGATCATCAGCCTGATTTACGGCGACAAGGACACCGACCACAGCGAGGCCGTCAGCTACGAGCTGTCGAAGCTTGAGAAATTGGACGCGCAATGCTGGATAGTCGCTGCCGCCGAAAAATACTTGGAGGACCGGCAGTGACACGTCTAGCCATCGCTGGCGGCATATATCTGCTGCTGCTCGCGCTCGTCATCATGTTCAATCACGGCACGCACAGGCATTGATTTTTCACACTTCAAAGCCATCCCACTTCGGGATGGCTTTTCTATTTGCCCTTGACTTGGGGCGGGAAGGAGAGGATGTGGGCATCCTCAACAACAAAGGCAAGCCGAAACACAAGCGCATGAATCCACGCCGACAATGGCGCAAGCTACTGACCGCGCTCACGGTCGCCATATCCATGGCGGTCGCGCCGGCCGCGATGGCCGACATGAACGGTTACGACATCTCGAACTGGCAGTGCGGCATCGACACCGCGACCGTGCCGGCAGATTTCGTCATCGTCGGCACCACATGGGGATCCGGCGGCGTGTACGGTGGTTGCCTGTCCAACGGCGTCAACACCGACGCGAACCGACAACTCGCCGGAGCCATCAACAGCGGTAAGGAGACCGGCGTCTACCATTACGCGCGCGGAGGCAACCCGGAGACCGAAGCCCGGTTCTTCGTCGACAATGTGCGCGGATACGTGCACAAGAGCGTCCTGATCCTCGACTGGGAGGCGCAGGACAACACGGCATGGGGCGACAAGCAGTGGCCACGCAGGTGGGCGCGCGAGGTCAAGCGACTGACAGGCGTGAACCCCATCATCTACACGATGGACTCCGGCTACTGGCAGGTCGCCGGCATGGAGACCGAGCTGAACTGCGGCATCTGGATCGCCCAGTACGCCACGAACATGGTCACCGGCTACCAGACCGCCCCGTGGAACATCGGCGCGCGCGGCGAGGTGATGCGGCAGTACACGTCCAACGGCAGTCTCAGCGGCTGGTCCGGACGACTCGACCTGAACAAGTTCCGCGGCGACCGCGCGGCATGGCGCAAGTACGCGAACCCCGACGACAAGGGCGCGGCGAATCTGCCGAGCGTCAAGCCGAAGCCCCAGCCAACGACCGCGCCGACGGTCGACCTGAACGCTTTGGCCACGCGCACCATCCGCGGCGACTTCGGCAATGATCCGGCCCGCAGGCAGGCGTTGGGTGGCAATTACGCGGCGGTCATGCAGATCGTCAACAGTCGCCTCGGCGGAGGTTCCGGCGGAACGGCCGCCACGGGTTCGCGTAGCGTCGTGGTCCGTTCCGGCGACACCATGTGCGCCATAGCCGAACGCACCGGCCTGAAGCCGGTGTCCGCCTGGCGTGTGCCGAGCGGTGACATCAACAGGATCTATCCGGGACAGATCGTCACCTATAGCGGCGCGTCCGTGTCCACCGCTTCGAACGGGGTCGGAGGCCATGTGGTCCGTTCCGGCGAAAGCCTTTGGAGCATCTACGGATCCGGCTGGCAGTCGGCTGCCGCACGCAATGGCATCCGCAGCCCATACGTTATCTATCCCGGACAGTACCTGCGCTGAAACTCCCGTTTCCACGACTTTAAGCGTTGTGGAGACGGTTGCCGCAATGTTTAAGGAGGTGAAAAATGGATGAATCCAATAGTCCGAAATCCGATTACCTGCTGCCGGGCAGGGTATACGACATACTCAAGTGGCTCGCATTGATCGCCTTGCCGGCCATCGCATGGTTGGTTGGCGCGGTCGGCCCGCAGTGGGGATTGCCGCACTGCGGTGAGATCGTCACAACCATCAACGCGGTCGGCTTGTTCGTCGGCGCGTTGATCGGCGTGAGCCAGCTCACGGCGGCTAAGCCGGACGGTTCCGGCGAAAAATAAGTGTTGCACCTGTTTCAGGCACAACACTTAACCGTGATTAATTTTCGGGTGTGAGACTCAACCTCGCGCCGGAAAATCAACCTCGGCGTGGAAAAATTTGCGGAATTATAGTATCCGTGGAATTTTTTACACCCGTTTTTTAACAGCACATGCCCCTCTCTCAGCATTGCTGGGGGAGGGGCGTCTTTTCGTTTATTCGGACGCTCTCTTGCGTGGTCGTCCGCCGCCGACGCCTCGACCGGGGCGGCTGGCGTTCCACCGGTCGATGGTCTCTGGCAGCCAGCCGCGCGTGCGGCCGATTAGGGCGTCCGGTTGTGGGAGCTTGTAGGCGCTGACGGCGGCGGTGCTGATGCCGAGGCGCTTGGCCACGTCGGTGACGCTCAGGTATTCGATGGTCATGTCAGTCCTTCCTTCCGGCGATGAGCGCGAAGACGGCGCTGACGATGGCGCATCCGGCGGTGAGCGCGAACGGCCAGCCGAACCATGCGCTGGCGGCGGTTCCGAGCGCGAACACCGCGCTGACTATCGATTCCGTTCTCATGATGTTCCATGGCATAATCGGAGATATGGGGTTCCGGCCCCCAAGTCTGGCCGGAACCCTTGCTCACTTCCTCTTCTTCGGTTTCCGCCTCATCTCCTTGATGAGTCCGGTCACTGCTTTGATGAGGGCCGCGAGGCTCGCGACGAGAAGCGAGATGCTGGTGATTATCTCCGATGGTGTCATGTTCACCTCCTTTCCTTGATATAAACTATATTAGCATAGTAAATAAAGTATTGCAAGCCGAAACACAAAAAACAGAGAAAAAAATCAACGGATTGATAGACTTGATGCCACGCAAACGAAGGGGCAAGCATGGCCTACACAATCCGCCAATACACGACGAAAAGCGGCAAACGCTACGAGGTGCGCTACCGCAAGCCGGACGGCAGCGCGACCGGCAAACGCGGCTTCAAGCGCAAGATGGACGCCGACGCATGGGGTGCCGCCAACGTGACCACCGCGAAAAGCGTCGGAGCGTACATCGACCCGCAGGCCGGGCGCAGACTCGTGGAGGACTTCTGGGGGCCGTGGCTGGCCGCGAAGAAAACCGAGTCGAAAGCAGGCACCATCGACCTCATCGACCGTGTTTGGCGCATCCACGTCAAGCCTAAATGGGGCATGCGCGAAGTGCAGTCGATCACCCACGACGAGGTGCAGGTGTGGATCAGCGAGCTGGCGGAAACGAAAAGCGCCAGCCTGACCAGACGCGCCTTTTTCACACTCAGCGCGCTCGTCAGAAAAGCCAAGGCCGATAAATGTATCCACGACAATCCATGTGATGACATCGCCTTGCCCAGAATGATTCCGAAAAAGCACATCTACCTGAGCATCGGCCAATTGCTGGCCCTTGCCGACGCTTCTGGCTGGCATCGGCCCATCGTACTCACGCTGGGCCTCTGTGGACTGCGCTGGGGCGAGCTGGTTGGCTTGCAGGTCGGAGATGTCGATTTCGAGCGTCAGCGTATCCATGTCCTGCGCACTGTGTCCGAGATCAGAGACCACTTCGTGGTCGACACCCCGAAGACCGGCGAGACGCGCACGGTGATTTTCCCGAGTCTGCTCAGGCCATGTCTTGAGGAGGCGTGCAAGGGCCGTCAGACGTCCGACCTGCTCTTTCCCGACAGGCGCACCGGCTCGTATCTACGGCGCGTGCATGGACGGTACCGTGGCGATTGGTTCTGCCGTGCGAAGCATGCCGTCCTTGACGAGGATGCCGCCGCGTCGATGACTGTGCATGACCTGCGCCACACGTGCGCCTCGCTGCTGGTGCACGCCGGCGCGAACGTCAAGGCCGTGCAGCGGCAGCTTGGCCATAAGAGCGCCGCCATGACGCTCGACGTGTACGCCGACCTCTTCGACGCCGATCTGGATGCCGTAGGCGAGGCGATTGACGGATTGCTGATCAAGGCGATTGGCGAGGGTCGAAGTCTTGCCGCATGACGTGTGGGCAAAATGTGGGCACGATGGTCTGATTGACGGTTCCAGCTGTTGCCATTATTGGCTTTCCGTCTAATCGTTCATGTACCTGCAGAACTCCGCCTCGCAGGTGCTATATATGGATGTTGCCTCTCAGTCGCATCCGGGATCGCTGAATCTGGCCGCATCGCTCAATTCCATGTCGTTCAACATCGGCATCGCGGTCGGCTCCGCGGTTGGTGGACTGGTCAACGCCCATTTGGGACTGATGTGGCTTGGCCCTGTGGGCGCGATCTTCCTGCTGTGTGCGGTTGGCGTCACAACCCTGCTGCGCCCGTTCGCAGCTCGAGAGCGCGATTTCTACGCCAAACAGCAAGCCTGATGGCATTTGGTCGGGTTTGAACGAGCGGTTTCTGAAAGCGGCAAAGTTATAGAAGTTTTATCTGTAATTCGTTGAGATTGCGGAAAGCGATTAGTGGACTGCGATGTTGGCGGGCTGGGCAGTAGACCCGCCGACTTGCGGAGCGTAGTCGGCTAGATCGATTACGCGATCGCAGGCGTCCCGCGTGTCCGGATCATGGGTTGCCACTAGCACGATCATGCCTTGACCGGTCAGATTGCCGAGCACATGGCTTACGGAATGCGATGTACGCGTATCCAACTGGGCGGTCGGCTCGTCGACCAGCAGCATGTTCGGCCTGGAACATACCGCACGCGCGAGCATAAGACGCTGAGCCTCGCCTCCAGACAAATCGCAGAAACGCCTGTCTGCCGCATATCCCAGATCGAACAGTTCCATCGCTTCCAAAGCCTTCGGTTCCGCTTCGCGGCGGCTCATTCCCTTGGCGAGCAGTGGAAACATCACATGGTCGAGCGCCGTGCGTTCCGCAACACCATACGGATTCTGAAACACCCATCCAACACGATCCACACCTTCTCGCGTCACCGTGCCAGCGTAAGGCTGCTCCCATCCTGCAAGAATCGACAGCAATGTTGACTTGCCGCATCCCGACGGACCGCATATCGCAATGGTCACACCAGGTTCGGCCACGAAACTCAAATTCTCGAACAGCAGATCGGTTCCCTCAAATCGATGAGCCAACCCCTCGACCGCAACGCGCAT